GCATATAATTATGCTTCGTTCAGATAGGGCAGATACGGAAAAGTTATATAGAAACGAAACTTTTAAAGGAGTTAATATTGCATCATTTACAACTATAGATGAGATAGATTTTTCAGGAAATATTCACGGATTGAGATATCATTTTGTTTCTAAAATGCATAACTTTCTAACTGATTCTTGTGTGCCTAAAAATGATTTTGCTTATTGGGGTAGAATGAAAACGGATGCAAATGATCGACAAAAATTTATTCGTAAATTATATAGAGATAAAGACTTAACTCAAATTTTGATTGGTGGTTTTCCTAGTGGAGTTATTAGAGATTATGGATGGGTTAGAAATTGGAATAAACTTTTTGCTATATTAAAAGATGCAAGGTGTACGGTTTGTTTCAATTGGAAAGACCCAACGGCTACCACTTCAAGGTATGTTGAATCTTTAGCAGTTGGATTAATTCCTTTTGTATGGGGAGAATATGATATTAACAATACATATAGAATTTTGGATTGGCAACGAGTAAATTCATTTGAAGAATTTAAGAACAAGTGTTTAACATTAAGAGAAGGGTATGATACTTTATTAAAAGAAATAAGAGAAAATTATTTTTCTGTTTTAATGAGTAGTGATGATTATAAAAAACAATTTAATAAAATGATGAATTTAAGAATATGAATTATAAACCATTACCCGATTGCTTAACAATAAAAGAATCGAATATACAAGGCTTGGGATTATTTGCTGTAGAGAGAATATCAGCAGATAGATTTTTGGGTATGGGTTGGGTCAAAGATGAACAGGCTCATAATGGAGTATATAGAACTCCTTTGGGGGGATTTATTAATCATAGCGATACTCCTAATTGTGTAAAAGAAGATGTGTCAACATCAAGATATATTTTCTTATCTGTTGGAGATAGAGATATAGAATCGGGTGAAGAATTAACAGTGAAGTATACATTGTATAAATTATGAATATATATGTACAAGATGGTCAGAAGTATATCTATATAACTAAGAAATGAATATTAACACCATAGAAGAACGAGTTATAAAAGTAACTACCCAAGTGTTGGGAATTAAGTGGCATAGTCAGGTGCATTCTGAATCTAATTTTAGTCTTGATTTGGGTGCCGATTCTTTAGACACAGCAGAATTGGTAATGTCGATGGAAGATGAATTTGATATTGAGATACCGGACACAGATTCGGATACAATTTTTACAATAAAAGAAGCTACTGCCTATATTAACCAGAAGGTGGAACTTAGAAAATGAATATATATGTACAAGATGGTCAGAAGTATATCTATATAACTAAAGATGAATTAAAGGAGTTAGAGTGGGACGAGTATAGGTTATTGGAATTGTCTGAGGAAAATAGTATGACAAGGGGAGTGGCGATCTGCCCTAGAAAATTCGGTTGTAGGTGGTCAACTCCTCTTGCATCCGGATGGTTAATAGGACCTAGTAATGTTGCCGCATCTAAATTTAGATATGGAAAAGAAAATGTGGGAAAAACGTGAAGCATATAAGCCTGCTATAACAATAGTAACAGCTTTGTTTGATGGTAGACAAACTGGTGTACCCCATAGTACATCGGTATATGATACAGCTTATGTAGAGAAGCTTTATCGTGGGTTTCAGAGAAACTTAACAATTCCTTTTGAATTTATTTGTTTAGTTGATCAGAATTATTATTTTGAGGAAAACATTATAGCCGAACGATTTAAGAGATCAGTAGATCAATATGGTTGGTTGAGTTTAATGGAAATGTACCGTCCTGATTTATGTAAAGGTGTACGATTTACGGTAGGGTTAGATACTATTATTACAGGACCATTAGATGATATTGTGTCATCTAGAGTTGCAAAATTAGGTGTGTGTACTGACCCTATATATCCTGACAAGATTTGTAATGCTGTTACTTTAAGTACACCAGAATTTTGCAAGGAGTTTTGGGGGATGTGGGAAGGTAATGAACTTCAATTAATACCAGAGAGTAGGTTGTGGCAAGACAATTTACCATCAGCTCCTTCCGAGATGGTGCTTATGAGAAAGTTTTATGGAAATAGTCCTCGAATAGATAGAGTATTTCCTGATAGGATAGTTAGTTATAAAGTTCAGATTCGGGATAGTGCAGTACCAGCTGGTGTGGTAAGTGGGGCAAGTATAGTTTATTTTCATGGTCATCCTAAACCACATCATCTAACTGGTGAACAGTGGGTACAGGAGAATTGGAAATGAAAAGTCTTAATTATAATGTAGATGAGAGAAATAATATAATACATCCTAGTGCAATAATATGTGATGATGTAGATTTAGGTGAGAATAATTTTATAGGTCCGTTCTGTTACCTGACAGGTTATTTGACTATAGGAGATAACAATAGATTTGAGGCTTATTGTTCTGTTGGTACTAGACCGGAACATACAAAACATTGGCATAAAGACGGCCGAACAGTTATAGGGGATAATGGTATATTTAGAGAATACATTACTATTCATGCAGCATCTATTGACTTGACAAGAATAGATAATGATGTTATAATGTTAAGAGGAGCACACGTTGCACATGATTGTATAATAGAAGCTGGTGTTACATTGAGTTGTAACTCTATTATGTTAGGGCATGTTCATGTGATGCACCATAGTAATTGTGGAACTGGGTGTTTGGTACACCAATATCAAGTAGTAGGTTCATATTCTATGATAGGTATGGGTTGTGTAGTGCCTAAGAAAACGAAACTTGAACCAGGACAAACGTGGGTGGGTAATCCAGCCAGACGATTGAAAACTAATATGTATGCATTAGAGAAATGGGATGTAGATGAATATTATTTAATAGAAGAAACAGCCCGCCATAAAGAGTTGAAAAAATTGCATGACTTTTGATCCAGTTTTAATGATTATGCAACCTCGGCATATTGATGAGTCTATTAATTCTCTTAAACACAATATAGATATACCTAAAGTATGGTTTCGTGCTTATACAGAGCCACAAGTTGTAGAGCAAATGAATAAGTTTATTAGGGAAACAAAGTTTAGTCATTATATTGTGATGGGAGATGATGGTGTAGTGAGTAAGAAAGCGGCTGATACTATTTTAAAGTATGGAGAAATGAAAAAGTATGATGTGTTTACAGGCTGGATGAATATGCATATAATGCCTGATGGAAATTTTAGTAGGGAAAGTACAATATGTTTAGGTTGGATTCCAGAATGGAAAAATTCTGAAGGTCCAGAAAGAGATGAATATCCCGCATGGCAATCTATCTCATGGGTAGCTAACTTACCACAAGATAAAGTTATACGAATAGCCATGGCAAACTTTGCTATGACTATAGCAGAGAGAGAATTATTTTTAAGATTTCCTTTACAGACTCATAGAAATGAAAGGGCTTCCGATCACCATTGGTCTTATAGATTACAGAGAGCTGGGGTAAAGGTGTATACACATCCTCATGCTTTTATAAAACATTTAAGGCAGGGGTGGGCTCCGTGGAGAATTAATTGGTTAGTGGGTAAGGTAGAATCAGAAATAAGATATGAAAATATGAAGTGGGGTAGTAGAGAAAGTTATGTATGAATTAAAAGATTATATGAACGCCATTAATCATAAGAAAGAAGATTTGATGGCGAGTGAAGATGAGTTTTGGGAGAAAAGATACCCAGCGTATATAGTAAATAAAGCTTTGTCAGCTTTTCTAGATTGTATTTTGTATGTGAATGAAATGAACCGCTTACACCACCTTGATAAGCGTTTACAATTTCAATTTTTTCTAAATAGTATAGGGCCAAAAAGAAGATTTAGTAAGTGGTTAAGGTCTAGTAAGATTAAAAATCTTGAGTATGTTAAAGAATATTATGGCTATAGTAATGAGAAAGCTAGACAAGCACTTGACATACTAGATGATGAACAAATTGAACATATAAAAAGTATAATAAATCGAGGTGGAAGACATGGAGGAGTTAAAGTGGACAGCTGACTTGATGCTAGAGGTGAAACTTAAAGAAGCAGATGATTTTCTTAAAGTTCGTGAAACCCTCTCCCGCATTGGAGTCGCCTCTCGCAAAGAGAGAAAGTTATACCAATCATGTCATATCCTGCACAAACAAGGTCGTTATTTCATAGTACATTTTAAAGAGTTGTTTGCCTTAGATGGTAAGCCAACTAATATATCTATTAATGATTTAGAAAGAAGAAACACTATTGCAGGGTTATTGGAAGATTGGGATCTATTAAAAATTATAGGGAATAGTGAGTATAAAGCTCCACTATCTCAGATAAAAGTTTTATCCTATCGTGAAAAGGATGATTGGATTTTGGAGACAAAATATAATATTGGTAAGAAACAAGTGGAGTAGATTATGAATTTGAAATTATTGAGATTGAGGTCTGGTGAAGATGTTATATGTGAAGTATTAAAAGAAAGTGCGGAATTTATTTACATTAAAAATCCAGCTATGCTTATGCCCGTGGGTAGTCAAGGGCAACAAATGCAGATGGGAATGGCTCTTTGGATGCCTTTTAGTGAGCAGAATGAATTTGAAATTCCTAGAGATTGGTTGGTTGTAATATCCGATGTGGTAAAGGATATCGCTAATAATTATAATCAGATATTCGGTTCAGGCATAGTAGTGCCTGATATTAAAGTTGATACAAAGACTTTACTTAAAGGATAGA